CCACCACGCTGGCGAGCAACTGCTACATCAGCATGTTCTACGGCTGCACGGGCTTGACGCAAGCCCCCGCCCTGCCCGCCACCACGCTTGCTGACTACTGCTACAGCGACATGTTCAGCGGCTGCACGGGCTTGACGCAAGCCCCCGCCCTGCCCGCCACCACGCTGGCGAGCAACTGCTACATCAGCATGTTCAGCGGCTGCACGCAAATCACCAGCCATCACGTGGCGACGCTCAACAATTCTGGAGACACCTTCGCCAACAACTCGTCTTGCGGTTCGTTCACCATCGACGCGGAGACCCCGCCGAAGATAGGCATCAGCACCATCACAGGCTTGAAGGCTGACTGCATCATCTACGTGCCTGCTGCAAGCGTTGACGCTTACAAGGCAAAGCAGTATTGGTCGGCTCGTTCCGCTTACATCCAAGCAATACCGTAAGCTATGGAGCTGTCACTTACACGAATAGCCACTAACGACCGCTACACGATTGGCAGGCTAAAGATTGACGGAAAGCCTTTCTGCGACATCTTAGAGCCTGCCGACCGTGGGCTGTCGTCCGACATGCCGCTGAACAAGATTAAGCGCATCAAGGTACATGGCAAGACTGCTATACCTACTGGCAGATACCGAATTGACATGAAAACCGTGTCGCCAAGGTTCAAGAACCGTACATGGGCTAAGCAGTTCGGAGGTGTGCTGCCAAGGTTGCTTGACGTGCCTTTCTATTCTGGCGTGTGTATGCACGTAGGTAACGACGAGAACGACACTGAGGGTTGCCAGCTTACTGGCTACAACAAAGTGAAGGGCAAAGTCGTTGACAGCGTGAAAGCCTTTACGCTACTGATGTCTGACTACTTGCTCCCAGCCGATAAGCGGGGAGAGGAGATTTGGATTGAGATTAAACGTAACTATTGAAGTCATGGAAGAATTAGTAAAGTATGCAGAGCAAAATGGCTCGCAGAGCGCACCTCTTTTAAGAGACGTATTGCTTGAGATTAATAACTTGCTACACTCGGATAGGATAGTTATCTATGGAGGCATATACGATAAGCTAAGCAAGGGTGTAGCTCTAACCGAAAGCGAAATAGCGTCATGTGGCATTAGTACGGACAAAATGAAAAAATGGGCGACAGAAGGACGCTATCCATCGGTAAGAGCCATAGACCCTACTCATGGGATTGAATATGTTGGAAGCGGTGGAGAGCTACGTATTTTATACGGTTCTTCCTCGGCCAGAGGAGTGAAGCTGGTATTGCCGCTATCGCCTTTTTCCTCTGAGCGTTTGGAAATCACTGCTGATTACTACACCTACAAGAATATCAGCGTTTCCCTCGTAGGGGGTTAGGAGAGAATCTGAATTGAGGCGACGAGAGCCTACCAAGAAAATAAGCGATTATCTGCGACAAGCTGCAACAGAGAAAAATCCTTTGTTGCAGCTTATTTTATTGATTATCAGCAATTTGCAACCAACTACAATTGCAACAAAGCCAAAATTCTCTTATGAGCGTATATAAATAAGGTGTATGCACCTAAGTGGTTTATTAGGTCAGTTATATAGATTTCGCAAATTATCCGTTGATTGGTTGCAAGTATTTGATTATTAGGTATTTAGGCTGCAACCAATCAACGGAACAAAGGCGAACACAGCAAGCATTTCGTTTCATTGAGTTGATAATCAGGCGTTTACTCTGTTTTGCTAAAATTCATCGGATAGCCGACAGTCGGTAAAAAGTTTGATTTTCAACAATAAACCCGATTAAAAAGGGCATTTTTCGTTTCGCCCGTTTTAATTAAAGGCTTGATTTACAGGAATGTAAGGCACTTAACAAAAAATTTTCATCTTTTTTTTGTAAAAACCCCTTGACTTATCGAAAAAAGCCTTATCTTTGCATAACGCAATGCGGAAACAATCTGCAAAAACCTAATCTGCAATAAAAACGGTATGACTACTCTCGATTTGAAACAAATAATGCTCAACTACTCCTTAGAGGAGAAAGAGATTGCGAGCGTATTGTTCCCAGACAACAAATTTCCTGAAATCTCTTTTAGACGTGCAATGGAGGGAGCTACAAAAATCACGGTTGATCAGGTAGCATCGCTGTCAAACTATCTCGGTGTGCCGGTGTATGAACTTTTCACCGATAACGGCTGGTGCAGCTTACCCGACAAGGCGTATCTTACCTTGCGTAAAGGTGACGTGACTGCCGTTGTTAGAAGTAACAGCATCACTATACGAGATAAGTTTACGGGCAAGGAGCACTATATCGTAAGGCCTGAATGTATCACGCTTGCAGATTTAGCGGAATTGATTAACGAAGAACTTGCAAAAGACCTACTTTAAACCATATTATTAACTTAACACCAACCGAAATGGAAAAAGTATTAACGGTAGAGGTGAACCTTAACCTCAAAGCAGACGAAAGTTTGCAACAAATCGTGGCCTATATCTTTGGCCAAAAGCTCACTGCCGATAATGAGCGTAATTCGCAACCGACTACAGAACAGCCGAACCCCGAACCTCAGCCTGCTATCGAGCCGCAACCTGCTGAGACGGAGGCTAAACCTAAGAGAACGAGAAGCAAAAAGGCTGATCCTGAACCTCAACCCGCTGCCAACCCAGAACCTCAACCCGCTGCCAACCCAGAGCTTCAGCCCGCTACTGACCCAGAGCCTCAACCCGCTACGGAGGTATCGCTCGAAGAAGTCAAACAGGCCTTCTTCCAGAAGTTAGCGGGGCATCGTGACGAGATTCGTTCCAAGATTAACGAACTCGGTGCTCCGTCGTTGAGCACTATCGAGGCTGCCAAGCTCCCTGAAATGTTGAATTTCTTGAAAGGACTTGACTAATGGCAGGGCACTCCACACGTTCCCACGCTGTGCTTTCAGCTTCTGGCGCGAGCCGATGGATGAATTGCACCCCATCGGCTCAGCTTGAAGCCAAGTACGGAGTGAAAACGAACTCAGAATATGCGGCGGAGGGTACTCTTGCGCATGAACTGGCAGAGTTGCTTCTTACCAGTTTTATCAGCAAAACAGAACCCTCCGCAAAGCAAATAGCTATCATCGAAAACAATCAGCTCTACACACCTGACATGCCCGATTACGTAGCACAATACGTAGAGTATTGTCAGGGTGCGTATAACGAGCTTCTTACACTGTACCCGCGAGACACGGAAATGCGAATCGAGGCCAAACTTGATTTGTCGCGCTACGTACCTGAATCTTTCGGAACGGCTGACTGCATTGTTGTAGGAGGAGATACGATGGAGGTTATCGACTTGAAGTATGGCAAGGGTGTAGTGGTTTATGCCGACGACAATCCACAGTTAAAGCTCTACGCTCTCGGCGCATACGATCTGCTTGGTATGCTCTACGACATTAAGACGGTCAGGCTGACCATTGTCCAGCCCCGACTGGATAGCGTTTCAAGTTGGGAGTTGTCCCTTGATGAGCTGCTTGATTGGGCTGAAAACGAACTTCGTGAGAAGGCTCGCTTGGCTTATGCTGGGCAAGGAGAGCCTACTATCGGAGCTTGGTGTAAATTCTGTTCCGTTAAGTCACGTTGTACTGCCTTGTATCAGGAGGCGTTAGACGTAGCGGATAACGACTTTGAGGACGACCCGCGTATTATGACCGATGAGCAAGTCTCCGACATACTTTCTCGGTCTGATCTCATTACTGACTTCTTAGATGCCGTCAAAGAGTATGCTTTGAACCAAGCCTTGGAGGGCAAGAGCTGGCCCAACTTCAAACTGGTAGAAGGCCGCTCCGTGCGTAAATTCGGTGCCGAGGATTCCGTTATAGCCTCCGTATTGGAAGAGAGCTTCCCAGACGTACCTCGCGAGGAGTTTTTCGACTCTAAGATTAAAGGCATAACCGCTTTGGAGAAGCTACTCGGCAAAAAGAAGTTCTCCGAAATGCTTGGTGACTACATCGTGAAACCAGTTGGCAAGCCAACTTTGGTCAGTGCTGCCGATAAGCGACCCGCAATTGACCCCTTAGAACAGGCAAGGCTTGATTTTCAGGAAGTTACACCCGATTAGCGAAATTTTCGCAAAAAATTATCAACAAAATGCTTGACGCGGGAATTATTCCGTATATTTGCACAAAACGTAAACACCAAATCTACTAACCATTTAAATCTACGAATTATGGATAACAACAATCCTGCTAAAATCGTTACGGGGCTTGTTAGATTCAGCTACTGTGACGTGTTCCAGCCTCGTACCGTTAACGAAGGCGAGGAGCCGAAGTATTCAATCTGCATTCTCATCGACAAGACCGACAAGGCTACCGTCGACAAGATTAAGGCTGCAGTCAACGCTGCCATCGGTAACGGCCAGTCTGTTCTTGCGGGCAAGAATGGCCAAGTCAACAGGGCTACTCTCAAGATGCCTCTGCGTGACGGAGACACTGACCGCCCAGACGACCCCGCCTTCGAGGGTATGTATTTCCTCAACGCTACTACCAAGCGCAAGCCCGCTGTGGTAGACATCGACCGCAACCCGATTATTGACCCCGATGAGTTCTATTCTGGTTGCTACGGACGTGCCAGTTTGGGCTTCTACGCCTACAACTTCCAAGGCACTAAGGGTATCGCTGTCGGCCTGAACGCCTTGCAGAAAATCCGTGACGGAGAACCTCTTGGTGGTACTGTCTCTGTCGAAGAAGCCTTTGGCGGCGACAACGAGTGGAAGGAAGATCCGCTGCTCTAAGGTGTTCCACAACCTGCCGATTAATACTGTGGTCGTAGGAAGCCACGGCACTCAGTCTACACGGCTGAGTGCCATCTTAGGGCGGGTACAGGTAGGCAAGCCGGAGCTCCACTTAATTGCGGACGCGCTTTTAGGTATGTGGCTTGTCGCGGTTCGATTCCGCCTCGCCCTGCTGTTCCTCGATAGGTCGGGCGGCCTATCCCGCATATAGCCGGATAACTTATTGTTTAATCAAATCTTTTAATGTAGACCGTTACATAAGGAGGTAACGTCAGGTGAAAGACCTGCGTTTTCAAATTAGTCTATCGGAAATTCATTTAGAAGAATCTTGTTGCGTCAACCGCCGCGATGGTATGGAGACGCTCTCGGAGAGAGCTTGGGCCAGTATCTGCATAGAGCCGTTTTCAGCGTTTTCGGCTCAGTTTCACCACCCAAAGGTGCAAACAAAGATTAGGTTTAGACAATGCAGATAGGGGGTTCGATTCCCCGTCTCTCCACTAATCAGCTTAGTATGGACTTATACATTGACATAGAAACCTACTCATCCGTAGACATTAAGGCAAGCGGCGCCTACAAATACGTAGAATCGCTTGACTTTGAGATACTTTTGGTTGGCTACGCAATTGACGACCGGCCAGTTAAGACGATAGATCTACTCGGTGATGCACCGAGAAGCCTATCCAACCTCGAAGCATTGAAACTTCTCGATCCTGCGTTTGTGGAACTGCTATTAGACCCGACCGTACGAAAGCACGCCCACAACGCAGTGTTCGAGAGAATATGCTTTAGGCGTATCGGTTTAGATGTACCCGCTGAGCAATGGTATTGCACTTCCGTCAAAGCTGGGTATTGCGGTCTGCCGTTGTCGTTGGATGCGGTTTCAAAAGTTCTTGACTTGATCGACAAAAAGTTAGCATCAGGCAAGCTGCTGATTAAGTATTTTAGCTGCCCGTGCAAACCGACTGCGGCTAATGGCTTTCGTACAAGAAACTACCCTGAGCATGCTCCAGACAAATGGGCGAAATACATTGAGTATAATGTCTACGATGTGTTGGCCGAGCGAGAGATTGACCAACGCCTGAAAAGATACGAAATAACGGCTACCGAACGTCAAAACTACGTACTCGACCAACGCATCAACGACAACGGTGTTTTGATTGATAAGGAGCTTGCTACGTCGGCGGTTAGAGTGTCAGAGGAGCATACCGAACGACTTATAAGAAGAGCCTGCGAGCTGACAGGACTGAGCAATCCTAATTCGGTTACGCAGCTGAAGGCTTGGATAAAGAAGCGGACTGGCGAAGATATAGACAGCCTTTCCAAAGATGCTGTAGGCGACCTTAATAAGAGGCTTGCTGATTACCCCGACGTGCTTGAAATGTTGGCTATTCGTGCGGAGGTATCTAAGACTTCCGTCAAGAAGTATAGCGCAATGCTTGACTGCGCTATGGCCGATGATCGCGCCCGTGGCCTGTTTCAGTTCTACGGAGCTAATAGAACAGGCCGCTGGGCCGGTAGGCTCATCCAGTTGCAGAACTTATCGAAGAATCATACTGATAAGCTTGACGACGTAAGAAACGACATCAAGACTTGTCAAACCGAGGACTTGGAGCTGTACTACGGCGATGTGTCCGATATACTCTCCCAGCTTGTAAGAACCGCTTTGATAGCCCCGCAAGGCTATACACTCTCCGTGGCCGACTTCTCAGCCATTGAGGCCAGAGTAATATCATGGTTGGCTACGGAGGGATGGCGGTTAGAGGTATTCCACGGTGACGGAAAGATTTACGAGGCTACTGGCTCTCGTATGTTCGGTGTGCCGGTATCGGCTATTACCAAAGGCTCAGAGCTGCGTAACAAGAGTAAGATTTCAGAGCTTGCGCTTGGTTACGGTGGTAGTGTCGGTGCTTTAGAGCGCATGGGTGGCGCAAAAATGGGCTTGTCGCCTGATGAAATGCGCAGTCTGACCCAACGTTGGCGTGACGCTAACCCCTGCATTGTCCGTATGTGGGCTGACTTTGAGAACGCTGCATTTTGGGCTGTGTCGCATAACGAACGAGTAGATATGCCAGAGTACCGTGGTGTATCGTTTGACTGCGACGAAGAGTATATGATGATCGGACTGCCAAGCGGCAGAAAGTTGTTCTACCGACACCCAAGCATATCTGCTAAGTTTGTCGGCAGAAAGCAAATCCGATCCTTGCTCTACGAAGGTGTAAACCAAGAAACGAAGCAATGGCAGCAAGTAGATACCTACGGCGGCAAGCTGACGGAGAATATCGTTCAAGCCATTGCCCGAGACCTGTTAGCCTACGCCATGCAGACGCTGGATAAGGCGGGCTACAAGATTACAATGCATATCCATGATGAGGTTATAGCCGAAGTGCCGAAGGATGGTAAGGAGCAACAATACTACGAGCGTATGGCTAAGCTAATGGCCGTTGCGCCCGATTGGGCTAAGGACTTACCATTACGGGCTGATGGCTACCTGACAGACTTTTATATGAAGGACTGATTATGAACGGCAGAATACCAATATTGCGGCTGAATATGAGAGGCGACAGGCACGTTGTAGAGTGCCTTGATAGGTCATACGATTTTTGGTATGTAGTCAAGACCTTCGGCAGTACGACTGACGACTTTAGGCAAGCCATACTTTGGCTGCAAAACGAAATTGATAAAAACGCTATATAAGATGAACAAAGACTGGACTGGAAACGGGCATTCGATATTTATGGGTGTCGGGGCAAGCAACCACACCGATAAAGAGCGCGAGGTTAACGATTACTACGCAACTTCGCCGATCGCCATTGATAAGCTTGAAGCTGCGTATGACATACCTAACAACGTCTGGGAGTGTGCTTGCGGAGAGGGTCACTTAGCAAAACGACTCAAAGAGCTTGGGCACAAGGTTTTTGCAACTGACCTCGTAGAAAGGGGCTACGGTATCGCGGGTGTAGATTTTCTTGCGACTGGAGTACCACCGTTTGACTGTGAGTGCATCCTTACCAACCCACCGTATAAGTATGCTACGGAATTTGTGGAGCACGCGCTTGAAATACTTCCGAAGGGCGCACCTTGTATCATGCTGCTAAAAACTACAGCACTGGAAAGCAAGAGTCGTTATGAGAGATTGTATAGCAAGGGTTGGCTTAAAGCTATCTACCAATTCAGCGAGAGGCTGTTATGCGCTAAGAATGGAGACTTTGAAGCAATGCAGCAAGGCGGTGGTAGTGCGGTTGCATACGCTTGGTTTGTGTTTGCGGATGATGGGAATAACGAACCACCGCAAATATATTGGATATAAGCTACAAACGATTAAAAACGCTACTATATGACAATCAACAATGATTTTCAGTTGAATATCGCCGTTGGAGCTGGAGCGCAATCCGCTCAATGGCGAAACACTCGAATAAAATGGAGTGAGCTTTTGGAGAAGCTATCCCATCCGATAGTTACCAAAGAGACCTACGATGCCTTTATGCGTATGAGCAGAGAGGATCAACAGCGGGTTAAAGATGTCGGTGCTTTCGTTGGCGGCTATCTATCCGGCAATAAGCGTTCAAAGGGCAATTTGCTGTATCGGCAGATTGTTGCTTTGGATGCGGACTTCTCGCATAAAGATATGTGGTGGGACTTTACCAACCTCTACACCTGTGCGGCCTGTCTGCACTCCACACACAAGTCCAATCCGGACAAGCCTCGACACCGCCTTATTATTCCACTCGACAGAGAGGTTTCTGCCGATGAGTTTCAAGCTGTGGCAAGGCGTATCGCTGCTGACTTAGGCATGCAGCACTTCGACAAGACGACCTTCCAAGCAAATCGTTGTATGTTCTGGCCAAGCGTATCATCCGATGCGACCTACGAATTTCAGTATCAAGATGCAGAGCCGCTTTGTGTTGACGATGTTTTGGCTCGTTATAAGAATTGGTCTGACGCTACGGAGTGGGCCGTCACCTATGACGAGAGCGATGAGGTCATCTTGAAGGAAGCAAAGAAGCAAGAGAATCCGCTCCAGAAAAGAGGTCTTATCGGTGCTTTTTGCCGTACCTATTCAATTCAAGAAGCTATCGAAAAATACCTTTGGGACGTTTACATTCCGACTGATACGGAGAACCGATACACCTACGCGCAAGGCAGCACTTCAAGCGGTCTTATCATCTACGAAGATGTGTTTGCCTATTCCCATCACGGCACAGACCCTGCAAGCGGCAAGCTGTTGAACGCTTTTGATTTGGTTAGGCTGCATAAGTTTGGCCATCTTGATAACGGCAGAGAGAAGGATGCGACAAAATCCAAGAGCTTTGTAGCTATGGAAGAGTTGGTGGCCAACGATGAGGCTACTCGCAGAACGATAGCTACTGAACGCTTCGAGGAAGCTAAGGCCGATTTCGCGGAGGCCTATCCGGATGCGGTGGCTAACGAGCAAGCCGATGATAGCTGGACTGAGACGCTGAAAGTTAATTTGAAAGGAGAGTATGAATGCACTTCGCAAAACCTCAACATCATACTCCGAAACGATCCAAACATTAAGGACGCTTTCGCTCTTAACGATTTCGACTACAAGAAGTATGTAGTTCGCAGTTTGCCTTGGCGCGAGATTACTTTCAGAGAGCCTTTGCGTGACGTGGACTATTCGGGTATTCACAACTACATTGAATGCGTCTACGGCATACATAACGGAATGAAAGTCGATGATGCGGTAGCCGTTGAATTTGAGCGTCACCATTTCCATCCAGTTAGAGAATACATAACTGCTCAACAATGGGATGGCATTCAGCGTGTAGAAACTTTGCTGATTGACTTCTTAGGTGCGGACGATACGCCCTACACCCGTAAGGTTACTCGCATGACGCTGGCCGCTGCTGTGGCCAGAGTGTTTGAGCCGGCCATTAAGTTTGACACGGTGCTTATCCTTGTCGGAGAGCAGGGCACTTTCAAATCGACTATTGCCAAGAAGCTTGGCGGCAAGTGGTTCTCCGATACGTTCACCACGGTTAGCGGCAAAGAAGCCTTTGAACAACTGCAAGGCGCATGGATAATGGAGATAGCTGAATTGTCGGGCTTGAAAAAAGCTGAAATCGAAACTATCAAGCATTTCATATCGAAGAGCGAGGACACGTTTAGACCTGCTTACGGTAGAGTTGTTGAGACCTACAAGCGTCAATGTATTTTCATCGGTACGACTAATAGTAAAGACTTCTTGCGCGACCCTACGGGCAACCGCCGCTTCCTTCCAGTTGACGTGCATCTTGAAAAGG